GCGTCTCATCTGCTTTGCAGTTTGTTTAGCAGCAGGGAAAGTTTTGCGTCTTTTAACAGCCATCTAGGTAAAACGTGATAGGTTTGCAGCAGGGTGATCCTTTTGGATCTTGGACATTACTTCTTTGAATCCATCCGACTGCTTAGGTTTACCGTAGGTAGTTCTTGGAATTTGGTTGCCAAAATAGCGTTCTAACTCAGGGTGGTCTTCTTTATATTTATCCAGGGCAAGCATAGACATACTAACCTCGATAATTTCACCCGTTTCTTTGTTTTTAAAATCGTAGTTTGGCATTAGATTTTTAATAGTTTTGTATGTACACCATATTCGCCTCTACATATCACATTGAATGAGAGACTAATACGTGCTTCCTTGGGATTTACAAGGTTGCAAGGTGTAACTGAGTGTACCACATCTGAAGGAAAGATGACAATCATCCCTGTTTCAGGTGTTATTGCATATTCACTTGCATTATACAGGTTCGGATGCTGTAAATGTGGTTCCAGTGCCTTATATTTAGACTGATGGAAAATAATGTTACCCGAACCTTTAGGTGAATAGAGATAGCATACACCAGAAAACTGTGAATTGCAATGGTCGTGACCGTGTGCACTATCACCCTTGTACATAAAATTTATCCAAGAGTTAGTTACTTCTGCTGTATGCCTCTTAGGATCTATACCGTGAACACCATACACATACTCTTCAATATGACCCATAACCCACGTCTGTAATTGAGGTAACTCCCTCAAGGCGTGTCTAGCACTGGTCATATTACCAGTATTATTGTATGGTTCGTCTGCTATCTCCATCTCTGTAATTACATCAGTAACTTCAGGCATCTTGCCATCGTTACTAACGTATACAGGAGTAGAGAACAGTGGGATTACTTCAGAGGGCATTAATCTATTCTTAGGCAGGGCTGCGTTTCTCCCCACCCATCATCGTAACGACAATCGCAATCCTCCTCAGCATCTGGACACCAGTCCAGAGCCTTGGCAATGATTGGGAAGTTACAGATGAAATGGTCACGGCATAGGTTTGCTATGTCCATATGCTCCTTCTGTGTACCGTGTCCTGTCCTTAGAGTGATGTAATGCATCCAACTACGTGCACTACCAGTCATATAAATTCGAGTTGGTGTTGCTAACGGGAGAACAAATCTCGCACATTCCTTCGCAACACCCTCACGTATGAGTTCATCGTAGAGATCCACGCCCTCGGCGAAAAACTGTGAGATCCTACCTTGTAGGAACGATACTTGTTTTTCATCTAAGTCATCTATAGAGTTCTGTCTGTTCTTTGTATCTTGTCTTCTCAGTTCAGGCAAATCAATTGATTGTCCTAGTAGTTCAGTGTTAGCGTACCTTTGACTGAACTCTTGGAAGGTAAAACTTCTGTGTCTTAAGATCTGTGCTGCTAGTCCTCTAGTAGTGTTGATCTCAAGTGTCATATGTGCCTGTTCAAATACAGACCAATGACCGTGTTCAATACAATATCCAAGGAGTTTTTCTACCTTTGGATTCTCTTGGTTCTTAGGGTTAGATACCCTAGCGATATATCCTATAGTTTTCTCAGCATCAGGTGTAACGCTGACGAGACATACTTTAGGCTTATGCAATTCAATCGGTGCTTTGGTCATTTTGTAGAAATCTAATCATAGTAATGAAACAAAATGCGTGAAGGTAATTAATACTCTTCAATGCAAATATGTATGGCATCGTGTAGTTCCAACAGAACATCCACAATACAGGTCCTAACAGGTAAACCCCAATGAATTTACCGACCATTGCAGAGGTAACTAATTGTTCCTTAAGATCTTCAGGAACCTCTGCTGTCTTTTTCTTTAAGTTATAGAATGTATTAGTCATAACCTTTCAGTTTTTTCCAGTTACTATACATCCCACCAAAGAGCATACCTTCGTGGGATTTTATTTCATCTCCCTCTAGTATAGCACGTTGTCTCTTAGTTAGAGACACATCCATAGTAAGGTACTCCTTTTCCCAGTTCTGGATCTCTTCAACCTTCATCTTCATCAGACTTCCTCCTCTTACGCTTCTTACGTGGTGGAGTGGGTTGAGTATTCCATTCTTGAGGTCTGAGTCTACCTTCAGATTGCTTCAACCACTTGAAACCTTTCTTATACTTGTCATAGTAATAATCAAACAGTTCAACTGCTTGAGAACCCATAGCAATATCGTGTCGAGTCTGAAGAACATTGTTCTCTTCGATCTGATACTGTATCAAGTATGCAGTGTAAGGTAACTTCTTATCCTCTGCTAGTTTAGGATCGCAGTTCTCGTGGATAATATTCAACTTCTGCCACCCCAATTAATCTCAGGGAATGCTTCAGTAACCACTGCCTTAGTGATTCTAAACTTCTTACCGAGTTGCTTGTCCTTGACAAGACATAGGATTGCTGCTTCATCCTTGTGTAATCCCTCACACATTTGGATAAACATATTCTCCTTCTTGACACCAGGTAATTGATCCGCACCACCCTTAACAAAGTAGTACAACTTCCTTGCTTCTAACTCAAGAGAAGTATGTTCAGTACCTTGTGGTGCTTCATTAGCTCTGTAAGGTACTTCACCTTCAGGTATAACAGACACAACACTATCATCATAGTTCCAGATGAACAATGACCTTAGTGATTGACTATTATTCGCCTTCAAGATCTTAACCTTCTCAGCCTTAGTCTTGGCGTTGTGTGCCTTCTGAATAATTTCAGAGATCATCAGTTTCATAGTTAATTGTCCAGATTAATCAGTCATCGTCGTCCTCTATTATAGCATCATCATCTACGAGATGCAAATAGAGTAGTTCTGACTGGTCTACGTTACCATTCTCATCCAGCATTTCTGGATGGGTGATGGCTTTAGCATAAGCAGCGTTATCAATGTAAGCATCTAGGTATCCTTTAAAGATAAAGGTTACCAAACTACCTAATATAAATGCTCCGAAGAGCGAAAAAGTATACAGTGAAGCTGTTACCTGTTCCATTGGTCTCTCCAAATAATGTTTGCAACTAAGGGAAACCTCCATTGAACTGCCTCTATTTAGAGGAAACCTTGCTGCCTAAATTGCTGGATGCTTTCATTGCATCCTCCGATGTTCTTGCCATCGACTTTTAATTGAGGGAATGTGGAAGCGTATCCAAACTCTCCATAGAATTGATCACGTGTAAAATTTACGTCCAGTTTATACTCTTGGAAGTTCCATCCCTTCTCATTATACACTCTCTTTATCTTGGTGCAAAAAGGGCAACCTTCTTTAGTATAAATTGCTGTGTTCTTAGGTGATGCCATAGGGTATTAAAGCAATAAAAAGGGTGGGGAAAAACCCCACCCAGTATATATTATCTGTTGACTTGAGTCAATCAGAATGTGAACTTACCACCGAGCTTAGCAGCCCAGTCAACGATGCCGTCGCCACTTGAATCTTCATTAGTGATTCCAGCGAGTTCGCCGTAAACACCGAAGCTTTCTGTAGCAGCGATAGAAACTCCTACCTTTCCAGATAGTTCAGTTGTTGTATCCTCACCTTCTGTAGCAACGATAGCAGGGCCACCTTGAATGTAGTATCCAAACTTACCTTCTCCACCTTCGTAACCCACGTGAGCGTCGGTTGTTGCTGTAGAGTAGTCTCCATCAGGATATGAGACGTTTGCTTCTACGTTCACGTAAGGACCAGCAAAAGCGGCTCCAGCGAGTAGAAAAGGGCTTGCTGCGATAGCAGCGATTGTTGATTTAATAGACATTTTAGTAGTTAGTGTCTCGCAAGCATAAAAAAAGCCTGCGGATGATAAGACCCTCGACTAGGGTCTTGTATTCTTTCCACAGGGTTACGATAATTTCGAGTCCTGTCTAACGTAACATAACGTTACGAGATATTTATAATAGTTTAGGGGTACGGTTTTAGTCAACCCCCCTTGTGACAGTTATAGAACTGGCACACTATGCTTCGACTTTTGTGGGCAATTCACTGCACTCACGGATTGGAATCATCTTAATGAACTGTTCGTTCATATTGTAGAACAACTTATAGTTATCAGTGGACACATAGTATCCAGTGATCTCGTTGCCATCACAGTGCCAACCGTATGCTGTGACTCTTTCTTTACACCCATCAATGAGTAACCTCTTGTTGGGGTCAGTCAAGTATGAATGGTAACGATCATCTAAATTAATCATCGTGGACCTCCTTTAGACGTGTCTGACAGTACTGAATTACTTCTTCACGATACTGTAATAGTTCATCATAGCATTCTTGATTGCGAGCACAATTCCTGAGTCGGTTATCAGGTTTGTGTAGGCTCTCCATCAGGAGTGTCCACCCCGCTTGCTTCTGATCCTTGGTTGACATCTACCTCGTGTGTTGTTTCCTTAACATTATATATGCTATTGTCCAATCTTGCAACCTCTGCTAAGGGACTCTTAAAATATCGTCGTATTTTCTTGAGTTCCTTGGTCATTTTCTTCTGATCACCGTCTGCTCTCTTCAATCCACGATTGATTGCTTTCAGTTCCATATGAGACTTCATCAGTCTACGATCAGCAGCATCCATTAATCTACCTCCTTGGCTAGGATATCTATCCATCTCTGTTGAGTTGGAATGTAACTGTTTTGATTACTATACCACACCTGAGAGTTTTTGTCGTGCATTGACTGGTAGATAGCATACCTTGCATTACGTGTGAACCTAGCGTTAGTAGCATCTCTTACCTGTACCTTCTTAGGTAGGTTAGTCTGCTTAGGATAGTAAGGTGACTGTGGTTCCTTACCATTAGTATACTGTAACTGTTGAGGTGGCCATTGGATCTGCATTGCTTGTCCTTCTGGATATCTCTTACCGTAATTGAAGACAGAAGATAACTTTATGTTACCGAACCAACCATACTTTCTAA